TCTTCAATCATTCGGATTCTCTGCTGTTTGGTTCCCAGGAGCGCCTTGCAGGTCACCTTGAAGTCTGCGACCTCTGCGATCTCTTTTGGCCAGACCGACACGACCGACGTTGGTGCGATTACCAGGACTCTCTGGATCGCACCTTTTTGGTATGCGGCTCCTGCGATAGCGATTGCTGTCCTGGTCTTGCCGCATCCCATTTCAAATAAAAGGCCGAAGCCTTTATTCGTGGTGGCTGCCATTATCATTCCTCCTTCATTGATTTGTTGCTGGCTGCAGTTCCTGGAACTCTACGCCATCCATCAGCTTTCTGTCTTTTAGGATGTCTTTTCCGCTTATGCTTCTGATTCCCTGGTATTCATAGTCCCGGTTCTGGCCGCGATTGTAGCGCTTGTTGTACTCCGGGTTCTGCAGTCTTTCGAATTTACCGCGTGTGGCCAGTGCTGTGCGGTTCAGTTTTTCTGCGATCAAAGTGAAGTCGTATCCTGCATCTACCATGCTGCACAAAGTTTCCACTTCTTCCTCTGTCCATTTTCGGGGGGGGCACCGAACTGGCCGAGTCTCGATTCCAAGGTCCAGGATCCGGCGCTTGATGGCTCCTTCTGAATGTCTGAGCTCCTGCGCCAGCTCGCTGTATGTATACCGGTTCTTCTCCAGTAGGTACCGGAGCCTGTCGTCCTCTGCTTTTGTCCAGGCTGCGTTGTGTTGGCCATGAAGCTGCAGCTTTTTAAAGTCCGCCTTGCGCTTTTCATCCACCCAGTCCGGCTCTGCTCCGAGCGTGTACTTATCAAATCTCGAAAAGTCCAGCAGGCTCTTATTCTTCTCGGCCCACTTCCAGAAGTCCTCGATGTCGATCACTCTGAAGCGGTTCTTCTTCACTCGGTGCCATTTGACTGGCAGCCCGTTCTGGATCAGCCGGTTGCTGGTGTAGCCTCCCATCTGCGCTCCACCGTAAAGTGCGAGCATGAATTGGTTCAGGGAGATCCGGACGTCGCTTTCCAAGTGTGCGCCACATCCGAGCCGCTGGGCTCTTACGATGATGGCGTTCTCCGATCGGCCGAGAGCCTTGGACAGTCCTTTGATGGAGACCGTGCCCCATTTATCCTGCAGGTAGGCTTCCTCTTTCTCGGTCCACTGCTTCTTCTTCCTGGGTGCATCAACGAGTTTTCTCATAGTCCAGGCACCTCGATTCTTTGAACGCGCGCGCCATCATCTGAGCTGTTTCGCCTTCGTAATTGCCGCACATTCCTTCGTTATCAATATCCGCGTAGACTCTTCTGAAGAAGTCATCAAATCTATTGTTTGTATAGTCTTTTGCGAATTCCTTCGGAATCTCTAACTGTATGATCATCGTCTCCTGCCTCCCTTCGTGCTCATGTGTGGGTAGTCGCGGTCTGCGTATGCTTCTCTGTCCCAGGAGAGCTTCTTTCCACACCAGTGACAGTGCGTGTGGCCGATCTGTGTTCTCTTGCCGCAAAGCGGGCAAGTATAAAGCCCTGCTGCACGTCTGACTGCCATTGCTGGCTGTTCGTACTTCTGGCTCATCTCTGATGCCTGAGCTGTTGCTTTGCTGTAGTCTGCGACGATGTCCGCTGCTTCTGTCAGCGCATCCAGGTCGTCGTTCCATGACTCTCCACCATATTCGTTCCGGGCGATCTCTTTGATTTTGCTCTTGGTGATCTCCAGCTGTTCGATGATTTCATCGTATGTCATAGTTGCCTCCTATTCTGATTTCAGTACCTCTTTTGGATCCGCGAGGCCGAACGTCAGGAGTGCCATGTTGGCTGCTCTTACCTGATGCTCGTAAAGGCTGCCCTGCACCGGGTATTTGACCAGGGCCTCCGGTTCCTTCTCGACTCGCATCTTATCTACGGCTCGCTGTGTTTCATCCAATCGCTGCCTGTAGCTTTCTATGGCCGGTGGCAGTCTCACGATCTTGGAGAGCTTTTCCAGCAGTTCCTTGCTGCAGTCTCCGATCATCATGCTTTTGCGCCGGTCGTACTTCATTGAGTTCCAGGATTTTATGATCGCCATCTGTGTATTGTCCACTTCGATCAGCATGATCTTTCCATCCTTCATTGCCATCTTCAATCTTCGTTACCTCTTTTCTGCTTCCGATCTGAGCCAGGCACGCACTTGTGAAGCGCTGCTGGTACCCATCCGTCAGCTTGACTTCCATTCTGATTCCCATTGTCCTCACTCTTTCTCTGTGTAGAAGGCGTGCGCTCCGTGTGTGAATAACTTCTGCAGGTTCCTGCTATGCCAGGTGCTTTCGTCGCTGGCCTTTTCAAAGTAGAGGGCTCCTTGGCTTTCATCCCAGTGTTCTACTGTGATCAGCTCCATTGCCTTCATGCAGTCGGCATCCGGCTCCACCTTGTCATATCTGCCATTGCTCACCGGTGTAAATGCTCCGTCCTGCATGATCACTTCTTCGATCGTGTCCGGAAACCTTGCATCCCATACTCGATTCAGAACTACCAGCATGACCAGCGCCTTGCCTTCTGTGGCCTCTGATTCAGCTTCGGCCATTGCGATCTTCTCTAGCAGGTAGGCGTCGTTTGCATCAAAGTCCATGCTATGTATCAGTCCTGTCCGCGTTTGCTCCTGGTAGAGCTTCCATTCTGCTTCCTGGTCCTTCTGGTACTGTTCCTGGTAGTCTCTGATCATCTGAGCTTCCTTCTCTGCTTCCTCACGCTCCCGCTGATGGTATGCATCTCTTTCTCGGCTCATCTGTTCGTATTCTTCCTGGGTGTACCATTGACCGTTCTCTGCCTGGAATCGGTAGGGCTCATAGTCGTCTGGATCCGGGAGTGGCGCTGCTATGCACCAGGCTCCCATGCCTGCGATAAGTACTCCGATGCAGATTCCTGGCACTGCCTTCCTCAATCTTCGGATGATTCGTTTCCGGCGTTTTCCTCTCTTTATTGTTTTATTGATCTTAACTCTCATTGCTTTCCGGTGTTCATCCTCTGTCTGATACCTCTGCATCTTACTCACTTCCTTCTTATAAATTCTTTGATTTAGTAGTTGACTTCCGGAGCTGTTTATATTGCTCTCTAGGCTTGGCTGGGCCCGGCAGTCTGTGACAGGTTCTCCATATGGTTGAAGAAGAACCTGTCCGCTGTTTGCTCCCTGAGTATTGTGTGGGGTAGCCGTATAGCTGTTGCCTGCAGTGCGGTCTGTTTCATCGCCGCCATCCGGGTGTATTGCGCACCCACCAGTCCATGCTCCGGATGTTCTCTCTCCTGGTGTTCTCATCTGCCTCCTAGCCGCCATTGTTTTACTTGGGCTCACGCTATCTCTCCCAATTACGACGGTTGGCCGCAGGCTCCGGTTATCCGCCGAGCGGATTTATTGCATCGGCTCCGCCAGACCAGACAGTTTTTATTGAGGTGTCATGCTTCCTCTTGCTTCTTATTCAGTTGTGTGTTTATGCCAGCGCTGCTGCTTTGGCTGTATCGTCAATGGCTTTCTGTGCTTCCATTCCGGCCATGAATGAGTTTGTCATCATTATGACGAGGGTTCTCTTTTCCTCCGGAACGTTCGCGAGGGTTGCTGCCATCTTCTCAGCGTCGCTGAGCTGCTCGGCTGTGTATCTCTTAGCTTTTGCCATGGTGTTTCCTCCTTCCGTTTGGTGCTCTATTTTTGTGCTTCTAGGACTATTATACGTCCTATCCGCACAATCGTCAAGCATTTTTTGTTGATTGTGTGACTTTTTGTTGACGAACGCACTTTTTTGCTGTATAATCATTCATGAAAGGTGGTGAAATCGTGAAAGACCGAATTAGAAAAATCCGGCGCGATCTTGACTTAACTCAGCAGGAGTTTGCTGATCGTATCGGAATAAAAAGAAATACTATAGCTAATTACGAAACTGGAAGAAATGAACCGATCGATTCTGTGGTCTCTCTTATCTGTAGGGAGTTCGGTGTGAACGAAGAATGGCTCCGTGATGGAACCGGCGAGATGTTTGCTCCGGATGCCAGCGATGAATTGGAGGCTCTGGTTAAAAGGTACGATCTTTCCAATGCCGACCAGGTTCTGATTGAAAAATACATAAACCTGAAGGCTGGCTCACGCGAGACGATTATCGACTTCATTACTGATGTCGTGGCTGCTCTTGAAGACCTGGATCCGAATGCGAAGGCTTTTCCTTCGGGTTCTGCTTCGGAGTTGGATATCGATGCGGAAGTGGAGGCATACCGGCAGCAGCTTGAGCTTCAGAAAAAAGCGGCGGCAGGATCATCTCTCTCGAATGGTGGAAACGGAGGAACCAATAAAAAGGAGGCGTAGTCGTGGGATTTTTTGATAGAATTGTTCCGCGGCGATCCGTATCCGTACTGCCTGACGATCGCATTCTTCGGTATAAGATTACCGGAATAAACCCAGGGACCAGGAGAAAAAACACCAGACGTGTTCTCTGTGGTTCCTGGGAGGCGATCTCTGACGTGGAGGCGCGTACTGGTCTGCTCCCTCCGTTTACTTGTGAGTTGGAAATGCCAGAAGTTACGGAGGCTCAGCTTGAGCTTATGAAAAAGTTAGGAGTTCCGATGCTTGACGGGATGTATCGCGCTGATGCGTCAGCTCTGATCCAGCACGCTCTTGACGAGAAGCCGCTGTTTCCAGACCGGGGCCTGCCGCGGCCAATACTTCAATTTTTAATTGACCGCAAATTGCTTTTGTCTTCCTGGTTATCTGTTTCAGATCTGGAGGATGAATTCGTGGAGACTCTCCCCGGATTGCGTGCGTTAATTAAGAAATGTAAATAAAAAAATCGCCCAGTGCTGCGAACACCAGGCGACCTGTTCTTCCTTGCGGAAGCTGCATAATTTGACGTAAATCATCAAATCTTATTTTACAGCCGTTTCCGTAAATCCGCAAGGGTTTATTTTTTATACTCTTTTTTTTGGAGGTGGGACGATGAGGTTCTTTTCCTACGGACGAAAATCCGTATTTTCTGATAAATCAGATTCAATCGATAATCAGTTCCGGATGAACCGGGAATACTGCGAGTCGAAGTTTTCCGGCCAGGTGGATTCCTGGCAGCAGTTCTCTGATGAAGACTTCACTGGTGCGAATACGTCCCGGCCGGATCTGCAGCGTATGCTGTCTTTTATAAAGGGCGGTTTCTGCGATGTCCTGGTAGTCTATCAGCTGGATCGTCTTTCCAGGGATGTCCGGGACTTTGCGAATATCTACGCGCTCCTGGAGGAGCATGGCGTGATGTTTATTTCCATAAAGGAAAATATCGACACCACGACGCCGATCGGGCGCGCCATGATGTATGTCACGGTGGTCTTCGCTCAGATGGAGCGTGAAACAATCGCGGCCCGTGTTACGGATAATATGCTGGGCCTTGCTAAAAAGGGATACTGGACCGGCGGCAATCCTCCGGTTGGTTACGTCAGGAAGCATATTGTTGTGAATGGGAAGAAGCACTGCTCCATTGAGGTGGATCCGGACGGGGCTCGCTACGTGACGCAGATCTTCGATACCTTCCTGGCTTATAACTGCAGCCTGCAGGGGATGGAGACGCGATTCAAAAACCAGGGCATCCGGACGCAAAGCGGGAAGTTCTTCTCGACCACGCAGCTGCATAAAATGCTGACCATGCCATATTGTGTCGAAGCGACTCCGGAAGTGTACGACTTCTATGCCGCGAAGGGCTGCATCATGGATCCTGGCTCCCCGCGTGAAATGTGGGACGGATCCGTCGGTGTGATCATCTATGGCCGGTCGACCGAGAAAAACAAAAAGCACCAGGCACAGCCGCCGGAGAAGTGGACCGTGTGCCTCGGAAAGCACAAACCCTTCATGCCTGCCGAGAAATGGCTCGCGGTGCAGTCCCGGTTTACTCAGAATAAATGCATCAAGGATGCAAAGTGGCCGGTGCCTCTCCTGAAGGGCGTGCTCCGGTGCAAGTGCGGAAACCTGATGCAGGTCTCCAGAAAGAAAAAGGTCGACGGTACCTGTTCTTCCTGGTACTACTGCAGGAAGCGAATGAGGCGGGGCGTGGATGCCTGCGACATGGGGCAGATCAAATGCGATCTGCTGGACGAGGAAGTCCTGGAGCTATTCCGCGGCATCACTGCGGATCCTGCCTTGATTCAGAAATTCGTCAAAGCGGAACATCCGGCCGCTGTTCCTGATCTGAAGGCTGCGCAGGCTCGCGTGTCTGCCTGTGAGCGTAAGATCGGCCGCCTGGCTGCATCGTTAGCTCTGGCCGAGGATTCCGCTGCATCAAAGTATATCATCGCGGAAATGGAACGCCTGGACGTTGAGCTGGGTGCTCTGAAGCGTGAAGCCTCGCTGGCCGAGATGGAAAGCCACCGGGCTGCTGCCAGTGCGAAGGATGCCAAGGCCACGGCTGCGGAAATCGCGAAGCTGATTCATGGCCTGGATGGCTTCGATGACAAAGAAAAAAACGCGATTGCTCGCGCTGTGATTCAGGAGTGTACTTGGGACGGGGAGCGGCTTTTTATTACGCTCTAA